AAATAACATATAACTAGTAACTAATCCTGTTAATATTCTTGTATTTGTTTTATTTGGTTCTAATCCTAATATTATTAAACTTGATTCACTTACTGTTTGCATATTTTCAATATCATCTGTAAAATGTTCTTCTAAATCTGTTATTATACAGGTATCAAAACTAATTTGGGTAATAAGAACAAATGCTATAAGAACATATATGTATTTAAAATAATATGTATTTACATAACAAAGCGGAATTATAAATAATAATGGAAAAATAAAATGAAATATTCTAATAGAATTGACTTTATTTCGTTTGTTTAATGGTAATAAATTTACAATAAAAATCATTGTATTATCAATCAAATTTTTTAGTTTTTGTCTAATACTTACCATAATTCTATATATACTTCAGATAAAATACTTCGTAGTTTTACTATTATTTTATTATAAATAATTTATATATAATGACAATAAAAGTCTGTATTATTGGTGGTGGATTTTCTGGAATATATTCTTTAAAGTATTGTATTCAAGAAAAATTACAATGTAAATTATTTGAAGGTTCTGATACAATTGGTGGTGTTTGGAAATATAATAAAAACCAATCTGGTGGTGTTTTAAAAAATACACACGCTTCATCTTCTATAGCATTTTTACATCCAACTGATTTTCCATTTCCTGAAGATACACCTGAATTACCTCATCATAGTTTAATTTATGAGCATTTAGAAAAATATATTGATCATTTTAATCTACGAAAATATATTCAATTAAATACTTATATAAAACATATAATTAAGAAAAATAATAAATGGATTGTTACTTATTTTAAAAATGAAAATGAAATAAATGAAATTTTTGATAAAGTTATTATTTGTACTGGAATTCATCAAAAACCTCATATTCCTAAAGATAAATATTATGAGAATTTTCCTAAAGAAAAAATAATTCATAGTCATTATTATGAAGAAAATAAAGAAAAGTTTAAAGATAAAAATGTTGTTATTATTGGTGGTGGAGAAACTGCTCACGATATTGCTTGTGAATTAGCAATATATGCTAAACACGTTCATATGTCTATTAGAAATGGACAATGGTTTCAAGGAAAAATAATTAGTACTGATGAAGTCGCTGATTTATACTTTAATCGTTTTATGTATTATATTTGGGGAAAACCATATCAATCTCTTATTGGATGGACAAATGAACTAGCATGGGGTAATGGGGGAACAGGTGTTAAAGAATGGCAACCTAAAACTCCATATTCAACTTCCTTCTTATCAAAAGGAAGAGAACATATAATATGGATTTCAAAAGGGAAAATTACTCCTTGTGGTAAAATTACAACTATTAAGGATAATATAGTAAATTTTGAAACTTGTAATGTTGCTGCTGATTATATCATATTATGTACAGGATATGAAAATACTCATTTAAAAACTCTATTACCAAAAACTGATTATGATAAACATAAATTTAAATTAGTTTTTGACCCAGATGACCTTTCTTTATCTTATTGTGGATTTATTAGACCAATTATAACATCTATTCCATTAATATGTGAATTACAAGCAAGAGTTATCAGTAAAGTATATTCTAATCAAATTCAATTACCTGAAAAAAATGAGATGATGAAAATAATACAGACTGATCTTAATATTAGAAAACAAAAATTTCAAAAAGATTGGCATAGATTAAAATATTTAGTTATACCTTATAGTTATTCAGATGAATTGGCATCTTTAATTAAATGTAAACCAAATATGTTAAAATTATTTTTTACAAATAATTATTTATGGAGAATGGTATTTTTTTATCCATGGTCACAATTTCATTATACAATTAATTCTGATAATGAAGAAATTAGAAAAATTGCTTTACATCAATTAGAAAAAAATAAAAATTGTCTTTGTGGCCAACGATTAAGATATCTTGCTGATTTTGGTACTTTTGGTATTATACTTTGTATATTAATTATTATTGGATGTCTTTCGTTTTTTATATATGGATATAAATCTGGATTAAATTTATTAATTAATATTGCTTTAATTGTTCTTATTATAATGATATTATTTATTGGAAATATACTATTAGGAGTTATTTCTGGACATGCAAAGTCTTATAACAGTCAAATTACTTTAAAACTTATATTAACTATCATTTTTGTATTTACTGTAAGAAAATATTAATTTACACCTTCTGCTTCATCATCGGGATTTAGCCATCTGGGATTAAAATGATCAACTCGGTTTAATTCATTACGTATAAAATCTCTCCATATATCCGCATGTGCAAAAATTTCATCCCCTACATCACCTACATTACGTCTATTTCTTAATCTAATCCACAAATCAGCCCATGGAGTATTTCCATCAAACCGGATATTTCTAATACGATGACCTGTACGTCTTGTTAGTCTATTCAATAAATCTAAACGGTCTAAATGAAGTTCAAAAAATGCCATTATTGTTCCTAGTTCTTGTTCTTGTTCATTAAATAATCTACTTCTTCTGAAATAATATTCTCTTCTTTCATCCCCTGTTCGTCTAGGAATGATTTGTGCTCTTCTTCTCCCTCGATTTATCATATTTACTGAATGTTCTATCAAACCTTGAAAATGGATTTGATGAATTATGAGAGGATAAGGTTCCTGACCATTTCTTCCTGGAATAAATGATGATGATTGTTCTAATATTAAACTACTATTAATTTCTCTATCAATAATTTCTCTTATTGATAAACCAGAATATCTTGTTCGTAATTCTCTCAAATATCCCAATATTCTATCTGTAAATATATATTCTCGGTTTGGTTCTACATTTAACTCTCTTCCAATTACTCTAGTAAATTCTCCTAAAAGTTCTAGTTCTTCTTCAAAACGAGATCTTAATTGATTCATTTCTAAATCTTCTAATGTAATTCGTCTATCTTCTGTTGAATATATTTGTTCCAGATTTTTATTTAGAATATTCATATAATTATGGGCATCTTGTTCTTGATTATTTTTCTGCCGATTATATATCATCATTTTTTTATTAGATAATAACCACATTTTTTGTTCATTACATTCCCATAAATTACAATGTTGTGAATAATAAATAAATTCATCAATATTATCATATCCTGAAATTTTTATTAAACGGCGAATCCACGAATTATTTTTTAAATGGGTTGGAGTATTTAATATATGACCCAATATTTGATATGAGCCCATATATGTTTGATAAAACATTGGGATTGATCCTCCTACTACCATACCATGTCCTCTTCCTCTTCCTATAATTTCACTCACTCTGAATTCAAGAGTACACACAATATCATGAAGTGGGCTTTTTTGATTAGCTACATCTTTTGTAATTTTTACACTTCCACCAGTATTAAGAGGAAAATGATAACTGTTAAAGTTATAATTTCCTGTTAAATGATCCGCCATTATATCTGTTGTTTCTTTTATTTTTATAAGTTTCTCATCTTCCGCATATTCAAATATAATATTTAATATATCTTTTGGAATTTTTTGTCTATTTTTTGATAAAATATCTAGATCAAAAAATTCTAGAGTGTCTAAATGAGATATATTATGATTTGTAATAGGGAAGTTGGAATTTATATTACGATTTAGCATATAAGGAATGTTTTATAAAAACACTTTCTATTTTAATTTTCATAACTTAAACACATTATATAAGAACTTTTTTTGAACGCATCAAAATTGAAAGGGACTTGTTTTTTTAGTTTTAAATTTAAATTACTAAAACATTTCCAGCATCTTTTTTAATTTCAAATTGAAAATTTTTAATTTCTTTTGATCCTTGTGCTGCTTTTAAATACGCATAAGCAAATTTCGCAAAACATTCTAGGTCATTTCGGAAATCATTATCTCTAACTAATGGTGGGATAAAATCATCGTGATCAAAAAATTCGCTATAAATATAATCAGGAATTTTATCAAATTGAGCTAAAGCCCCAAGATAACCATTATCATAAAGATATTTATAATCCTCAATCGTCATTTCATTGATAAATTTATTAAAGTAATCCTTAATAGTTTCAAATTTTACAGATGAGTAAAATTTCAAAGTATAATTATAAATATCATGTCCATCAGCATTAAAACCATACGCATTTTGAAAAAGATTTTGACGACCCTTTACTTTAAGTTCAATTTCATAAGGTAATTGTGAATATTCTGTAATAAGAGACATGCTTCTCGGTGATAAGTTAATTATATTTTTACGAAAAATATTAGTTAATGTTTTACGACAATAAGGTTTGTTATCTTTGTGAAACATATATTTATTTTTAGTTGTAATTTGATTAAATATCGTATAATTCAATTTTAATTAAATTTTATCGAAAAATAACTTTCTCACTGTTATTTCTTTTTCAGGCTCATTATCTAAATAATAATCAATAAAATTAATCAGTTTATTAAATCTCCTATCAAATTCTTTAGTTAAACATTTGATAGTATTTTTTTCATCAAATTCAAAACAACCTTCTTTCATTTTACCTTTTTTATTATATTTATCGGGATTTATTCTAATTAAAACTAATTGTCTATTTCCTAAATCTTGAAATAATTCCATCATTCTCTTTTCATCACATGAAGTATACTTATGTTGATCTTCATCTAATTCAATAATGATTGAATATTTATAACAATCAATAAACCAATCGGGTCTTCTTTGAGAACAACCACACTTGATTTGTTTATCGTATTCAAAAATATCTCCAAATTCTTCTATTAATTTTTCATTAAAATAATGCTGTCTCATTTTATATCTTGTAGGTATTTTATCGTTTGGGTAGAAATGATAAAAACAACGAGCACAACATCTAACTTTTTTATCAAGTGATTCAACGTATCTTGATCTTCCTTGAATCATTTTACAATGGATACAAAAATTTTGAGGGCTACAAATATGACATGTATTTTTCCAATTTCCATGTTCGCACTTAGCACTTCCATTACAATCACCTTCATAACAATCAGACTTTCTTCTTCCGTGTTCGCATATTCCACTTCCATTACAATCACCTTCATTACAACGATATTTTGGTCTTCCGTGTTCACAAATAGAACCACCACCACATTTAATACATCGCGATTTTCGTTTATTATGTTTGCAAATTCCAGAGCCTTTACATTTTTTACAGTCATATTTAAACGTTCCATGTTCACATCTAGCACTTCCATTACAATTTCCTTCAATACATCGCGCCTTTGGTCGTCCGTGTTCGCATAATCCATATCCATTACAATTACCTTCGATACATAAGAATTTCCAGTTTCCGTGTTCACATCTACGACTTCCATTACAATCACCTTCATTACAATCTTGTTTTCTTCTTCCATGTTCACATTTACGTTCATTTTCTCTACATTGTTTACATTTCTTACGATAATATTTTCCATCTTTCCCAAATTTACTAATATCTAATGTAAGATTACAAGTATTACAAGTTTTTGTTGGCATTATAACATATAGAATATAAATTCAATTCTATAATTATACGAGATTCATTACTTGATTGATTTGCTCTATATCTTTATCTCCCCTTCCCGATAAGCATACGATTATATTTTGCTCACTCGGTCTTTTCATAGATTCTTGAATTGCTTGGTAAACTGCATGACTAGATTCTAAAGCTGGTATTATACCTTCAGTTTTACAAAGAATATTAAAACCTTCTAATGCTTCATCATCATTTACAGATTCAACAGACATTCTGCCATTATCGATTAAGAATGCTAAAATAGGGGATACCCCACCGTAATCCAGCCCAGCAGATATACTATGTGTTTCCTTCATATTTCCACCTTTTGTTTGTAAAATTAAGCTTTTACTACCATGAAGATATCCAATAGTTCCATCCTTGAGACTAGCACAACCTGCTGCTTCTACACCTATAATTTCAGCACTCGTATTCACAAACGCATCAAATAGACCGAGTGAATTGCTACCGCCCCCTACACATGCGAGCAGAACATCAGGTGTTCCAGCATCAGGTTTTTGTTCTATAAACTGTGCCTTTGCTTCCTTTCCGATAATAGATTGAAAATCTCGAACAATAGTTACAAACGGGTGAGGTCCAACTGCCGAACCAATCAAATAATGGGTGTCAGAAGAACACGAAGACCATGCTCTTAAGGCAGCATTAACAGCAGAGTTAAGAGTTCTGCTTCCAGTAGTTACAGATGCGACCCTAGTACCTAATGCACGCATCTTAAATACATTCAACTTTTGCCTTTCAACGTCCTTTTCTCCCATATAAACAACACCGTCTAATCCTAATAAAGAGCATACAGTAGCGACGCTAGCCCCGTGCTGCCCAGCTCCGGTCTCGGCAATAATTTTGTTTTTTCCTAAATATTTAGCAAGAACTGCTTGGCCGATTGAGTTGTTCACTTTATGGCTTCCTGTATGGTTCATATCTTCCCGTTTTAACCAAATGGTTGCTCCATTACCATCATTAGATATTTTTCTGACATACTCTGTTAAATTTTCAGCCTTGTATAGAATAGAACGTCTTCCAGCATATTTATTATATTTTTTTAATAAATTTTTAAATTCTTCTTTATCGTGTGTTTTTAAATAAGACTCTTCTAATTTTAGTAAAGATGGTATCAAAATCTCGGCAGTAAATTGACCACCGAATTGACCGAAATAACTAGGTAATTTATTTTTAACAGTTCTGCAAATTTTTCGTATTTTATAATGATCCTTTAATTTCATAACATTAGTTTTTCCCATTTGAAAGCTTTCGGCACCGCTGGAGATATCAATACCAATGATATTATTATTATTTTTTAATAAATATACATTATCTGGAGTAATACCTCCAGCAATCATTATATTTTTATTTTTAAAATTGTTGTAATTAATTTTATTCCATTCTAACGCTTCGCCATTTCCTCCTAAATTTCGTCCTTTTTTCTTATCAATACAGATAGCAAAACAATTTTCGGGATATATGATATTTACACTATTATTTAAATATTGATAACTATGAACGCTAATAGTCCAAATAACTTCAACATTTAATTCATGTAATTTATTTACAATATCAGTATTTCGATATCCATATAATTGAACTAAATCAATACCTGTTTCTAATATGGTATTTTTAATTTCTTCAAAATCTTGTTTAACAAAAATTCCAACTGGTCTACAATTATTTTTCTTTATTATTTTGGCAAATTCTTTTGCTTTTTCAACTGAGCCAATAAATCTAATTGAATGTTTATAAAACATTAATCCAATCATATCAACATTTTCATATAAAACAGAAATCAATTCATTTCTTTGAGTAATTCCACATATTTTTACTAATTTTGATGTATTTTTCATTACAGTCATATCTTTTAAAAATTTAGTTTTATTTTTTGATTTCATTAATGAAGTTCCTATCAAAAAATTATTAATATTACATTTTTTAAGACGATTAATATCATTATTAGATGAAATACCACTTAATGAAATGAATTGGACATGTTTAAATTGTTCATAGTTCATTTGAACGTAATTCATTATATGTTCAGTAGTTTCTAAAGTTACATTAAATGTTTTCAAATCTCTATTATTAATTCCAATAATTCTAGCACCAGCATTTACTGAACTAATTAATTCATCAATATTAGCAACTTCAACAATTGGTTCCATTTCTAAAGAATGTGCGAATTTTATTAATTCTTTTAAATCATTACCTTGGTCAATCATATGAAATTCTAATCCAGCAATTAATAAAATAGTATCAGCCCCAGCATTATATGATTCAGCAATTTGATAATCTGTGAATATGAAGTCTTTTCTTAAAATGAATGGTCTATTAGGAATATTTTCAATTTGTTTTCTTACAGATTTAATATCATCTAAAGAACCATCAAACCAAACATTTTCAGTAAGTATAGAAATACCAACTACACCACCATTAATATAATCTGTAACTACTTCGTTAATATTAATATCAGAGTTAATATTACCTTCACTAGGGGAACTTCTTTTAATTTCACCAATAATTTTAGTATTATTTCCACTTAATATTTGATAACAATTTAATGGTTGAAATGTGCTATCAATTTCATCAATTGGTGAATATTGCATCTTAATTGATAAATTAACTTTTTTTCTATTCATAATTCTATCAAGAAATCCTTCTTTTGAAAATTTATTACTCATTTTTACATAATTATTTAATTGTTTTAATGCTTCTCCATTTTCAATATTTTTTTTCATAAGTTCTATACCTTCTTTAAATGTTGAAACTGTATTAGATAATACAGCTAATGTTGCGGAATGAACTAATACAAAATCTTTAATTGGTCCTTGTTCTAAATTCATTAAAATTTCTAAAATTTTTCTAGCATTAGAAAATTTCCCTGTTCCACCTTTAAAATAATCCTCTGAATCGGAATAATTTAAACCAAAATCAGTTGGTTTAATAATTCCTTTTTTAATTTTTTTATTTTGTATTTTCCAATATATTGAATCTTTATATGGAGAAATTTTATCAATACCATTACTATGGACTAGTGTAATATTAATATTTGGTATAACAACAAGCGATTTAGCAATAATTTCAGCTTTATTAATATCAGATACACCAATTACTAAACCAGTCGGATTTGTAGGATTTATCAAAGGTCCTATAAAATTAAATATAGTTTTAATACCAATACTTTTTCTAACAGGCATAATATGTTTCATTTTTTTATAAAATTGAGGTGCGAAAACAAAACAAAAATTGTTATTTTCCATAATTTCTTGAATTTGACTTGTATTTAAATTGATATTTGCACCTAATTGTTCTAAAACATCAGCACTTCCAGAATTAGAAGTTGCTGAACGATTACCATGCTTACACATTTTGATTCCAGAACCAGAACATATAATAGAAGCAGGAGTTGAGATATTATAAGTATTCTTTTTATCTCCACCAGTTCCCACAATATCATAAACAGGAAAATTTAGAGGGCATTGTTGTTCTGAAATTAGTTTTAAAACTTTTGTTAAACATCTTATTAATAAAGCATAGTCATCGTCTTTAGTAAAATTGATAGCAGTTAAAAGAGAACTTTTAACAGTATTACTTACATCTTCTTGAAATAATTTGCTTAATGAATCAATAATTATTTCTTCAGAACAATCGGAAAGTTTATTATCTAAAATGATATTTGTTAAGGTAGCCATTTTATATAAATAGTATTAAAAACTAATCGTTATTTACATTAAATACGCAATGATAAAATAACATATTAATATATAATGTATATTGCTGATTTATCTCAAAAAAACTTATTATCTAAGTTTAAACCAAGTGAATTATTTTGCGAAAGTGCTGAAAAATGTAAATTTTTAGGAATTGATATTTTTGAACCTTGGAATACTTTCACTTGTTTTGCTTACATAATTTCTGCTATTATTATTGCTTTGACCACAACTGCTCCAGATACAGTTTCTAAAAGTTTAAAAAATTTATATGTAGTGAGTGTAATTATATTAGGAATTGGAACTGGTTTATGGCATGGATGGCATATATTAGCCTTCAAAATAATAGATCAAATTGGTATGCTTTTAACAGTTTATACTTTATTATTATGTCAGATAACACATCGGTTTGATTTAACTAAAATTATTGACTATTTAACAATAATTATTCCAGTTTTAATTGTTAGTGTTTACTTTTTAAAGTATAAAATTGTAAAATATGCGAATGTTATATTTACTTTATGTATTTTATTAACAATTGTATTTATGATATATGCTGGTAGTGATGGTTCTCTTCGTTTTGATATGAATTTATTTATAGGATTAATTG